GCTTTAAAGCGGCTGTAGTTTAATGGTAAAACAATATCCTTCCAAGTTATAGTCTACGGTTCGATCCCGTATTGCCGCTCCAATTTTTATACGTATAGGAATTCAATCGAATGTCAGACCCGACCTCGATTTTTGACAATAATCAAAATCAGCCTACCCAGGCAAATCAAAACAACGGTGGTAATGGCACCCCACCAAACGGTAATCAATCCAACCCTTTAGCAGACCTGCTTGGTTCGATCAAGAATGACCGTGGAGAACCAAAGTATAAATCAGTTGAAGATGCTCTTAACGCGTTGAAGCATTCGCAAGACTATATTCCTCAGCTTAGTGATAAACTTAAACAGCAGGAACTTGAATTGGCAGAAGCGAAGGCCGCAGCAGCTAAGATTTCTCAACTGGAAGATACTTTAAAGAGTCTCACTCAGAACGCAAACAATCAACAGTCGAGCCCACCTGCTCCTGCTGGTTTGTCAGCTGAGGACGTTGCTACACTGGTAAGTCAAACTCTTACGAAACAACAACAAGCTGATTTAGCTAAGGCTAACATCGGTACTGTGGTTTCAGCTGTAACCAAAGCTTTTGGCGATAAGTCAGAAGAAGTGTTTTACGGCAAAGCTAAAGAGCTTGGCATGTCAGTAGAAGATATTAATGCGTTGGCTTCTCGGACGCCTACAGCAGCATTGAAACTCTTGGGATTAGATGGCGTTAAAACAACTCCTACATCTAACACCAACAGTGTTAATACTTCTGCGTTCCAGCCTACACAAGAAACATTCGTCGGTAAGAATGCTAAGCCTACTCTGATTGGTGCCACAAGCGCTGATCTCAAAGAGGAAGCTGTAAATTCTCGTAGAATGGTTGATGAATTGCACAATCAAGGTTTGACTGTGCATGATCTTACCGATCCAAAGGTATATTTTAAACATTTTAAATAAGGACATTTAATGTCGCAAAATCGTGGTAATTCTACTGCTTTCATCGAAGCAGAACAGTATTCGGCTTTTATCCTCCGCAACCTGCAAGATGGTTTGCTCCCTGGCTCGTTCTACCGTAACGTCTCTGACTTCGGTTCGGGCACTACTCTCCACATCAAGACTGTTGGTACTGTTACCATTCAGGACGGTGCTGAAGAAGTGGCATTCGACTACACACCAATTGAATCTGGTGAAGTTACTCTGACCATCACCGACTACGTTGGCGATGCTTGGTACGTGACTGATGAGTTGCGTGAAGACGGTTCTCAAGTGGAAGCTCTGATGAGCGCTCGCTCTAGCGAATCTACTCGTGCTATCCAGGAAATCTTTGAGACTCGTTTCTTGAAGAAGGCTAACACCTCTCAAACTAACGCAGCTGCTAACCAAGTGAACGGTTTCGCTCACCGTATTGCTTCTGCTGAAGTTAACAACGTTATTTCGTTGAACCACTTCATCTCTATGAAGCTGGCCTTCGACAAGGCTAACGTGCCTATGGCTGGTCGTATCGCTATTGTTGACCCAGTGTGCGCTGCTACATTGGACAAGACAGTGAGCTTGGCCCGTGACGTCACTCCATTCGGTCAGAAGATTCTTGAGAACGGTTTTGATCGTGAGCATAGCTTCTTGATGAACCTGTATGGATGGAACATCATCACCTCTAACCGTTTGGACCAAGGTTCTTTCGGCGACGGTACAACCACTGTGACCACTGGCGTTGCCAACGTGTTCATGTCTGTGGCTGATGACAACACCAAGCCAATTATGGCTGCATGGCGTCGTATGCCTAAGGTTGAAGGCGAACGCAATAAAGACTTGCGTCGTGATGAGTTTGTTACCTCTGCTCGTTGGGGCTTCGGTACGCAGCGTGTTGATACCTTGGGTATCGTGATCACCTCGGCTGTTAACTCCTAATAATTATGGCCCCCTACTAGCTAGGGGGTTCTTCAAAGAACAAAGGTAATATAATGACTTTTAAAAATCAAGCCGGTATCGGCGTGTCTAATCACTATGGTGCTCGTAGCACTGGTTCTGCTGTCGGCCTGGAAGACAGCGACGGTAGCGTGTTTCGTTTGACCGTGCAATTGACTGGTAACACTCTGAACGATCTGTTCATTCCTCCTGTCGTTGTGCCAAAAGGTGCTAAGTTCCGCCGCTATGAATTGCGTGTTGATGAAGCTTTCGTGTTGGGTGGAACGTCTCCTACAGTGCTGATTGGTGCCAATGGCGCTCCTGGCACTAACGGTGTTGTGATCACTGAGGCTGAATTGGAAACTGTTGGTACTAAAGAACTGAGCACTGCTGGTGCTGGTACTTGGGCCACTACTTCTACAGTCGGTACTGCAGCTGCTGCTAAAGTGGCTGTTGCGTTGGGTGGTACATCTCCTACCGCTACTACTGCTGGTAAGGCAAGCTTGGTGCTGGAATTCTTCAGCAAGGCTAAGGCCTAATAAACAACAATTAAAGGAGGCTTCGGTCTCCTTTTTTTGTTTCTAAGGAAGAAACATGACAATTCAACATAAAAGTATTCCTAACGCTGAGCTTCACGAACCAAAAGATATTGTCACAGCTACACTTAACTCAGCATATTTCGCTGATGGAAGTGGCTCTGGTGACTGGAAGAAAGTTGGAGCTGAGACTCTGGCAGGTCTTTCTGGTGATGGTGGTGTAGCTCGATTGAAAGTGGTTACAGACGGTGCTAACGGATTTGATCTCTATCGTGACTATTCGTTTGGTAAGATGCACATTACTAATAACGCAACACCATTTGCTGTTACGGCTGCTGCTGACCCCACATTAAACACCTCAAGCCAATATGCCCTATTGACTGGTTCAGGTGCTCCATTCGCTAACGGTACAGGAGACGGTGTTACGTTCTCTACTAACCGATTGACAGTTAGTCACGCAGGAGTATATGACTTAAACTTCTGGGCTTGTTTAACAGGTTTCCCAAGTAACATTGCTCGTGTAGCAATGAAGTTTAAGATTAACGATACAGTTTTCTCAGATATGAAAGCTGTGACTAAATCTAACTCTAACGGTGATGACGGTACTCTTGCTGCTTGTGATTTCGTACAGCTTGCTGCAAACGACTTCCTTCAGCTATACATTGCATCAGATGTGACAGGTAACATTGTTATTAACAATTCTGCCCTCACAATGAAAATGATTAAGGCACTGTAATATGAAAATGTCTCTCCTCGAAATGGTTCAGGATATTCTGAATGACATGGACGCGGATGAGGTGAATGATCTTGACGATACCATTGAAGCTCAACAAGTAGCTCAAATCATCAAGACCTGCTACTACGAGATGCTTGGTAACAGGAATTGGCCTCACACACGTAAACTGGTTCAGCTCGAAGCTTCTGGCTCTACAGCTCGTCCTAACTATTTACGTCTCCCTGATAACTTAAAAGAGCTGGTGTTTTTCAAGTATGACAACGGAACAATTGACAAGCCTATTCAGCAAGATGTACGATACAAAGAACCAGATGATTTCCTTCGTTTTGTTTCATCTCGAAATGCTGAAAACGACAATGTATCAGTCATTACCGACTTTAGTGGCTCTAAGCTGCTGATTCTTAATGACGTAGCTCCACAATACTGGACTTCGTTTGATGATACATACCTTGTTACTGATTCGTATGTAGCTGCTACAGACACCACGCTGAAGAGTAATAAAACACAATGCTTAGCTTACTTAGTCCCAATTTGGGTACGTACTAACGAAGCAATCCCTGACCTCCCTATTGATGCTTTCCCTGCCTTGCTTGAAGAAGCTAAGAGTACAGCCTCTCTTGCGCTAAAGCAAATGGCTAACCAGAAAGCTGAACAGAAAGCTGGTCGTCAACAACGATGGCTTGCTCGTAAAGACTGGCGAGCTAAGGGCGGTGTTGTCTATTCCGATTTCGGTCGTAAAGGACGTAGATGATTATTTATAATGGCTTTCAGATTAAGCCTCATAAAGACCTCCCCATGAGTTACATTGTTGTGACTGATGGTAAGGGAGGCAAAGTCCCCGATATTCTTACTGGCATGTTTACTACACCAGTGTATGCTAAAGGGGTGATTGATTCATACCTCAATAGCAAACCAAAGAAGGAAACAAGCAATGGCAAAGAAGTCGATAAAGGCTGAATTTAAAAACTTTATCAAGGGATTGATTACCGAGGCTAGCCCAGTAAACTTTCCCCCAGAAGCTTCTCTTGCTGAAGAGAACTTCCAACTGAATAGAGACGGTACACGGGATCGTAGGTTGGGTATGGATTACGAACAGGAATATGTTCTGCGTAACCTACCAATCACCCTGACACAACTGTTAGATAATAACCCTGTTACGTTTGAATGGAAGAACGTTAAGGGTGACTCAGGTACTTTGTTCCTTGTCATCCAAACTGAACAAGTTTTAACATTCTTTGATATCCAATCAAGCTCTATTTCTGGTAACGGTTATAAAGGCACAATCACTCTCTCCTCTTTCCCTACAGGCGTTGAATATTCATTCACTAGTGTAGATGGTAAGCTGGTAGTTGTGGCTGGCGCTGATACAGTAGCGGTTGTAGAATATACAGGTAGTGGTTTCACTTCTTCGTATAAAACTCTTCAAGTACGAGACGTATGGGGTGTTGAATCCTCT